GCCGCCTCGCCGATGTCGGTCTGAGCGGTACTTCCGCCGCTGGTCAGGCTGCCGCCCTTTTGCTCCCGCCCGTGCTTGACAATGGCGCCGGTGGCGGCATCTACATCGTACTCATACTCCGTGTTTCCGGCAAAAAACTCCACCTCGTATACCATACGGCCGTCCTCATAGTCGTAGTCAGCCTCCAGGAACACCACGTCCCCACTGGTCACACCCGCATGGGTCAGGGCGGCCTCCTTGGCGGCCTCCACACCGATATAGGCGCTCTGGCTGGCTGTACCTACCGAGTTTAGCGCCGGGTTGGAGGCGGTCGTGCTGGTCTGTCCCCCCGCGCTGTCCGGGGTCTGGACTGCGGTGGAATTGGCCAGCAGATTCAGCTCATTGATGGACAGCCCCACCAGGGACTCAAACGTGAGATGGTTGCTGCTGTCCACCAGGGACTGGATCAGCGTGGCCTTGCCCAGCGAGATGCCATACTCGTCCGCCTTTTGCTGAAGGGCGCTGTCCCCACTGAGGGTCTGGGAGAGGATCGCTCCGTTGACTTTGGCGGAGTCGAGCACCTGCCCGATTTCCGTGGTCAGCTTCTGCTCCAGGGCTGCGCCCCGGGCCGCGTCGTCGTCCTCCACCGAGATGAGGATGGAGTTGGCCAGTTCGTCCACATAGCCGTGCTTGAGCAGAGAGCCCATGATGGCGTTGACCGCCACATTCAGGTCGGCCCCCTTCAGGTCCATGCCGTCGAGAATTTCGTTGGCGTCCGCGTTCAGCGGAACGGCCGAGACCACCTTCTCCTGCCGGTTTACATCCAGCTCCACGCTGGGATTGACATCCAGGGAGATGACCGAAGCCACGGCGTTGGCCTGGTAATACTGAACACCGGCGCCTCCGCCCACCACCACCAGCGCCAGGCAGGCCGCCGCAAGCCAGGCCATGGCCGCCTTTTTCCGCGGCTTCCGCGCCGGTACGGTCATGGGAATCACGTTTCCCCGCCGCAGTTCGCACCGGGAGAGGAGCGCCTCCAGATGGTCGGGCGCGGCGTGCTCCAGCGCGGTGCGCAGACGCTGTTCCAGTTCCTGATCGGTCACAGGGCATCCCCTCCTTCCAGCTTCGTCTTTAGTTTCAGGAGCGCGCGGCGGTACTTGGACAGCACCGTGGACAGGGGCAGCTCCAGCAGGCCTGCAATCTCCCTGTGCTTCCAGCCGGTCACCGCGTGGAGCAGCACAATTTGCCGTTCGTCATCCGCCAGCGCAGTGAGGGCGGCGTCCAGCACCTGCCGGTCCTCCACCGTCACCATCGGGTTCTCCGCTGCCAGCCGTTCCCAGTCCTCCAGAGCCATGTCCTGGGTCCTGCCCCGCTCCCGCAGCTTCATCAGGGCGAGGTTGCGGGCGATGGTCAGCAGCCAGGCCAGCGGTGTACCCTGGGGACGGTACTGATGGGCGTTTTCCCAGGCCCGCACAAAAGCGTCCTGGGTCACATCCTCAGCGTCATGCTGGTTTTTCAGGTAGGATAGGGCCAGGCCGTACACCGACGTCCGCGTGCGGTGGTACAGCTCTGCCAGCGCCTCCTGATCCCCCCCGGCCAGCCGGGCCATCAGCGGCTCCAGCAGCTCCGGCGCAGTGGCGGTGCGGCGCTCCTCTGCCATTGTCTCAAGCAGGATTAACATGGTGTCGCGCTCCTGTCATCTTCTTAATGTACGGGAGCAGCGTTTTATTGCGCCGCCCCTCTCTTTTTTCCCGATTTTATTATATCCCATTCAGCCGCTAGGAGTAAAGCCCTTTTTTGCTGGGCCCAAGCCGCTTTGTACCGCGGCACAGGAGTGCTTATTCCTGAGCCCCCATGGCCGCCTCCAGCTTCTTGAGTGCTTTTTTCTCAATGCGCGATACCTCGCGCCGCGGTTATTGTAACCAGAGGTCCATTAAAAAAGCGCCTCCGGCGGGCAGAAGCGGAAGTGGATGATGAGCTCCCTCTGTTCAGTTAGCTCCACCCGCTCAATGAGGCTTACCAGAAGCTCCCGGTTGTCACCAGCCTCATCCAGAAAACGCTGAACCAGGGCCCCGGCCTTGTCCCCGGCCCCCGGGCTTTCCCGGCGTTCCAGCTCTGTCACACGCCGCTCCAGTGCGCCGCGCTCCTCGCGGGCCTGCCGGTAGAGCCGTGCAAAATCCGCCTCGGCCAGCAGGCCACTGAGCTGATCCAAATACATCCGGTCCAGGACGGTGGTCAGGCGGCCTATTTTGGCCCGCAGGGCCCGGATTTCCGCCGTGGGATTTTCCCCTCCATGAGCCTCTGCTACGGCAGACCGGGCGGCGGGCAGCAGGGCCGCAGGCTCCAGGCAGGCCCCGCAGGCCTCCCGCAGCTTGGCTACCACGGCACGAGTGACGGTCTGCTCCTGAATGCAGTGGCAGGTGCAGCCCCCTGTCTTTGTGAACCGCTGGTAGGTGCGGCAAACCAGATACCGCACATCCTCCCCCCGGCTGTTTTTCCGGTTGAGCACCGCCAGCGGGTGCCCGCACTCGTGACAGAAAAGCAGCCCTTTCAGTGGAAACTCATAGGTTCGGCTGCGGGTGTGCCGCCGGCTGGCCAACAGACGCCCCACCCGTTCAAAGGTCTCCGGCGTCACCAGCGGCTCATGGGTTCCCTCCACCACCACCCAGTCCTCCGGTAGCTGCCGAATGCACTTTTTGCTCTTGTAACTGACCTTCCGTCGGCGCCCCTGTACCATATTTCCAATATAGGTTTCGTTTTGCAGCATCTCAGAGATGCGCTCACCGCTCCACTGTCCGGTACCGGAGGGATACAGGCCCGCGTAGCATCCCGGCGATGGGATGCCCTCAGCGTTGAGCTGCGCGGCGATCTGGCGGCAGCTCAGGCCCTCCAGCGCCAGCCGGAAAATACGTCGTACCACCGACGCGGCCCCCTCGTCCACCACAATTTTGTTCTTTTCCGCAGGGTGCATCTGATAGCCATATACCGGCTTGCCGCCGATAAACAGCCCTTTTCGCTGTTTGTCCCGCTTGACGCTGGAGATCTTTTTGGAGATGTCCTTTGCGTACATGTCGTTCATAATGGCCCGGAACGGCGTGATCTCGTTGGCGCTGGAGTCCACACCGGTGTCGATGCCGTCCAACAGGGAGATGTACCGCACACGGTGTTCCGGGAAATAGCGCTCCATATAGTGGCCGGTCATGATGTAGTCGCGCCCCAGCCGGGACAGATCCTTGGTAATCACCATGTTCACCCGTCCGGCCTCAATGTCCCGCAGCATTCGCCGGAACTCCGGGCGGTCGAAACTGGTGCCCGACCAGCCGTCGTCCGAAAGTGTCAAGAGAAAACAGAAAGATTATTCGACTTTTTCTCAGCGCCAGAAAAACACCGATCTTTTTTAGTCTATCCTAAACACTGGAGCCCTCCTGTGTTCACGATAGACCAAAAATAAATATGCTGAACGAGAGAGGCAGGGACGCCTCTCTCGTTCACTCGTTACCAAATCAAATTGTCTGCAAAAAAGATTCTTCTTCCAGTCTTACGCAGAGCTGCGACCAGACGTAAGTTTTCGCTTACATTCCTTCCCAAGCGGTTCTCGTTTTTCATCAAAAGGGCGTCGGCTTGTCCGCTCTTTACCATTTCCAGTGCGGCGCAAAGCCCAGGCCTTCTGTAATCTATCCCGCTTCCGTAATCCTCAAAGCGCCCAACAATTACATTGCCGCTATTCTGCGTGATCTGCTCAAGTACCGCCTCCTGGCTTTTCATAGCCGTCACGGCTTCTTCGCATTGTTCCTTCTGCGCCACCCTCATATAGATTGCTACACGGAGTCTATTTTTCTTATCCCTCATGATTTTGTTCCTCCCCAGTAAGCAGCTTCATATAACTATCACTAAAATTCCAGACAATCTCAATCCGTTTCCCATCATATACCCGTATGCTCTGGATCAGCTTCTCTACCGTCTGCCTGTTGAGTGTGCGCAGATGACTTAGTTCTTTTAATCTGGCAATATCCTCCCTGCAATGCAGCACGGCGCCATCCTGTGTGCCGGTCTGCGTCCCACTCATGTCCAGCAGCTTTGTACGCTGCTCAAGTATTGTCTTATCCAGTTTGGCGCACTTTGCATCATAGGTTTTCTGGGTCAAATCCCCTTGGTTGAACAACAGGAAAGCCTCCGCCTTCTGCGTTGTCAGATGATCCAGTTTCATTTGAATGCGCCGCCGCTGCTCCCAGAGCGATTCCCGTTCCCTACGTTCGGCGTTCTCCAGTTTATCCAGCCGTTTTTCTGCTTTCCCCGCAAGCCTCGCCTGAAAACGGATCGAAGCCAGCACCGTGCGGATCAAATCATCCTCGAAAAGCCGGGCGCCCAGACAGGCGGCTCCGCTGTTCCAGGCTCGCCTTTCACAGTGGTAGTAAACGCCGAGGTCTACCACGTGTCTGCCGAGAGCGAGGCCACAGTGCCCGCATTTGAGCTTACGTGAAAACAGATGGACCACAGGGGTGTTTGTTTCCCGCTTACTCGAATGCCGCCGCAGCGTCTCAAGCTGCCTTTGCGCTTCGTCAAATGTCTCCTGTGAAACGATAGCCTCAAATGTGCCGGGCACTACGATCCAGTCCTCTTCAGACTGCTTCCTGGATGATTTTTGATTGCCCAGTTCCGTGCGGGTCGTCTTAATGCCAATCAGCTTGCCGGTATACCTTTCGTCGCGGAGGATACGCGTAATAGCCTTATCACTCCATTCGTTCTGAAGCCTTGCGGAGTTCCATAGCTGCCGCTTCGAGCCGAGGTCACGCTTTCTTTGGGAAGGAGTGGGAACCCCATCCCGATTTAATCCCGAAGCAATCTGCGTCGGCCCCTCTCCGGCATTGCAGCGTTCAAATATGCGCCGGACAATATCCGCCGCTTCCGGGTCCGGAATCAGCAGCCGGCGATCCGCCGGTGATTTAACATAGCCGTAAATGGGGTAGGCAGAAACGCATTGACCACGTTTGGTGTACTGCCGGTACGAGTCTTTAACCTTTTGCGAGAGATCCCGGCTGTAGAGTTCGTTAATCAGATTCCGCAAGCCGTTGTTGATGTCGCCTGCCACGCCATAAGGATAGTCTTTGCTGTCGTAGCCGTCGTTGACAGAAATGAAACGGACACCGAGGAAGGGGAATACCTGCTCCAGATAGTTGCCCACCTCCACATAGTTACGGCCAAAGCGCGAAAAATCCTTGACGATGACGCAGTCAATTTCCCGACGGCGCACCATCTCCAGCATCGCCTTGATCCCGGGCCGTTCAAAGTTGGTGCCGCTGCGTCCATCATCCTGAAACTCCAAGACCTGATATTCTTCAAACTCCGGATGCGTCTCCAGATAGCGGTTTAAGAGCATACGCTGATGGGTTACACTGTTGCTCTCCGGTTTATCACCATACCGGGCGTCCTCATCGGCAGAGGACAGCCGGATGTATTTCGCAATCATCATACAGCATCCTCCTCTCCCACTGCGGCCAGCAGTTGTTCACGTTCATCATGAAAGCGGAGAAGGATTTCCACCCGGTTATTCCCATAGATGGTGACGCGCTCAATCAGGGAAGCGGCCAGCTCCTTTGTCAGATGGAAGGGGCGGCCCAGCCCTCCAAACGCGGCGAGCCACGGATTTTTCTCCGTCAGGGTTTCCGACCGGTACCGCTGCTGCTCCCGCAGGTCAAATATCTGCTTCTTCAATTCCTCCGCTTCTCCCATGCAGCACTCCTTCAGCAGTTCATAGTCCGCCTGAGCCATCTGTCCGCCGAGGTAGTCCCGCATAGCGTTCCTGCGTGTTCCCTCTACACGCTCAAGCTGCGCATTTAATTTTTTCAACATCAACGCGCCCTGATCCGCTTTACTGGACGCTCTCGCTGACAAACGTTTTGCCAAAGCAGTCATATCCACGGCCTGTTCGATCTCCTTCTGAATGACCTGTTCCAACGAATCCAGCAGAAGATCCTCCGGCAGAAACTTGTAGCTGCACCCGCTCTTTTCCAGCATGGCGGCATAGCTGGGACAAAGATAGTAATAGGACACGTTCTTGCCATGAGAGACCTGCTTGTAGCGCACCATAGTCCGTCCACAGTCAGAACAATAGACCAAGCCCTTGAGAATATTCTCACGCTTTCCCAGGTGGTCATATTTCCCGAGCCGCGCGTGGTAGGCGGTGTTTCTCTCCGCGCATATGGCCTGTACCGCGTTGAAATCCCCCCGGCTGATAATTGGCTCATGGGTGTTTTCCACGACTGTCCACTCATCCCGCGGCAGCCGCTTGTCCGGCCGCCCGGCGTAAAACTCCGAACGCCGCCGCCCCTGCACCATATGGCCCAAATAGACCTCATTGCGCAGAATATCCTTGACGGACTGGACCAGCCACGGCTTATACCGGGCAAAGCGTTTATCCAGGATGATGCCCTTCTGGTAGCGGTAGCAGCCGGGAGAGGGTACTCCGGTCGCATTCAGCCAGCGGGTAATGGCGGTGTCGCCCTGGCCCTCCAGCTTACGCCGGAAGATCTCGCGTACCACTCCGGCAGCCTCCGGGTCGATAATAATACGGTGTCCATCCACCGGATCTTTCCTATATCCATAGGATGCAAATGCGCCGATAAACTCTCCGCGCCGCATCTTTTCCCGCAGCACCGAACCAGATTTTCGGGAAATATCCTTGGAATACATTTGATTGACCATATTTTTTAGCGCTACGGTCAGACAATCGGCGGTCGTGGCGTCGGCGCTGTCGTAGCCATCCGAGATGGAGATGAAGCGCACGCCCATGAACGGGAAAATGTGCTCCAGGTAATTGCCGGCCTCTACATAGTCCCTGCCAAAGCGCGAGAGGTCCTTCACTACAATACAGTTGGCCTTGCCGCTTCGGACAGTCTCCATCATTGTCTCAAAACCGGCCCGGTCAAAGTTGGTGCCGGTTTGTCCGTTATCTTCAAAAATGCCTACGAGCTGCAATCCTGGAGCGTTCGCTATGTACTGCCGGAGCAGCTCCTTTTGGTTCTGCAGCGCCTCGCTGTCGGCGCGGTCCCTTGTTTCAAAGATGGACAGTCGGGCATACCCTACAGCCAAATAAGTTGGAGCAGGCTCAGGGCACGGCTTGGACTGTACGGCCGCAGCGGTCTGCCCGCTGTTTTCCGCGCGGATCAGGTCCTTGCGTGACTTTCTCGCCATCGCTTACACCGCCTCTCTCAGCGGCTGACGGGCCGTTTCTTCCGATGCGAAGATCATAGCGTTGGCAAACTGCTCCTGGTAACGGAACACGATCTCAATGCGCCCGCCCTCGTAGACCAGAATCCGCTCCACCAGGCGTACCAGGACCTCCCGATTCAGCGTTTCCAACTGTCCAAACTGCTTGAAGTGCTGAATCCATGGACTGTCCGGGGTACAGCTCTCCAGCATCCGGTCAAGTTCCTGCTGCTGGGCCTCAATGGCCCGCTCAACCTCCTCGCAATCGCGGGTAAAAATGCGCTTGAACTCGTGAAAGTCAGCCCTGGAAACTTCTCCAGAGGCATAGCGCCGATAGAGGGAGTCCCGGATGTCCTGCTTTGTGACCAGCTCCTGGCGCAGCGCCTCCAGCCGTTTGTCCAGCTTCTCCGCCGCAACCTTCTGCAACGGCCGGCGGGCAATGGCTTCCAGCGCCCCGTTCAGCTCTATCACGGTGCGGATATGGAGATTAACCCCCTCCAGCACGGCCTGCTCCAGCTTGGCCTCGCTGATGGTGTGGGGCGAACAGGCAGCGGTATCGGAGCGATGGGTGATACAGCCATAATAGTGGTAGGTTTTGCCGTCATAATAGGTGGTCTTGCGCACCATGCCGCCCTTGCAGTCCCCGCAGCAGAGAAGCCCCGCGAACGGATGCACCGCCTTTTTCCCGGGGGCTGTGCGGGTATCCGTCCGCATCAGGCGGGCCGCGAGGTCAAAGTCCTCCCGGCTGATGATGGCCTCATGGGTATCCTCTACGCGCATCCACTCTTCAGGCGGCCTGTAAACGACGGTTTTGACCTTATAGTTGGGCGTGGTACGCTTTCCCTGCTCCATGACACCGAGATAGACCTCATTTTGCAGAATGCGCCGCACGGCCGTGGCCGACCACCTGGTTTTATTGTGGACACGATAGCCGGATTTATACTTCATGCCCCTGCTCCGCTTGTACTCCATAGGAGAGGGGACTCCCAGGGTGTTAAGTTCATCGGCGATGGCCTGGCAGCTCATGCCGGATATCCGCCGGGCAAAAATCTCCCGCACCACGTCGGCGGCCTCGGGATCCACCACCAATCTGTTTTTATCTTTCGGATCTTTGGAATAGCCGTAGGCGGCGAAGGAGCCGATGAACTCTCCGTTGCGCCGCTTGACGTCAAAATGGCTGCGTACCTTGATGGACGTGTCCCGGCAGTAGGAGTCATTGATCAGATTTTTGAAGGGCAGGATCAGGCTGCTGGAGGCGTCCAGATAGGCGGTATCATAACCGTCGTTGATGGCGATAAAGCGCACGCCCAGGGCTGGGAACAGTTTTTCAATATACCGGCCCGCCTCGATGTATTCCCTGCCAAAGCGGGAGAGGTCTTTGACAATGACACAGTTGACCTTCTGTTCTTTGACCGCCTCCAGCATCTCCTTGAAATAGGGCCGCTCGAAGTTGGTGCCGGTGTAGCCGTCATCATAGCCCTCCATCACCAGCTTCAACTCCGGGTGCTGTCCGATATAGCTGTGGATCAGATCCCGTTGGTTTTTGATGCTGTCGCTCTCTATTTTATCGCCGTCCTCTTTCGAGAGCCGGCCGTAGGCATAGCAATAAAAAAGCTCCATGAAAATACCTCCTGACTGATTCCGCAAATGCGGTCATAAGCCAGAAAAGATCATGAAGCAAAAATCCTTATTCTGATTTAGTCCGCATTTACTATATCATCTTTTCCGCTCCATGTAAAGCGCGAGTTTTGGCGGCGTTGTCCTTTAGAATGGCTGCACAGCGTTCTCCTCCACCGTGCCGTATCGTTCCCGCCACTGCTCCGGCGTCAGTTTTGACCGCTCATAGCAGAACAGGCGGCCCAGCACACACTCCCAGCCGCGCCGGGCGCAAATATCGCCGTTTGGCGTTTTCATGGTATATCGCTCCCAGGAAGTCCCGCGCCGGCCTGTTTCGGCATCCTCCGGCGCGACACTGGAGCGTTCATATTCATAAAGAAGGCGTACCGCACGGTCATAGCCATACCGGGCCGTTACGGAACCGTCTTCATGAAAAATCAGGCTGCCCGTGAAGCCGGGCGCAACTGGATTGTCCCGCATGGCGGCCGCCTCATAATTTTTCCAGGCACTCCTCCAGAACGGACTGGAGGGAGGCCGTGCCGGTAAAGCTGGTCTTAACCAAAAGATCGCCGCAGCGGTAGACGAAGGGATTCCCATTCATCTGCCGCGCCACATCCAACAGGCGCTCGGCGGGCGGGAGGTCGGGATTCACCGTGATGCCGCGGATATCCGCAGCCGAGGCCGGGTCAATCTCCCGAATGTCCATGTCTTTTAACTTTTGATATTCTTCCGTTGAGATTTTCCCGTCCCGCATGGTAATCTCCTCCTTGTCCCATATGTATTTGATAATATGAAGCGGAGCAGCCGGCTATGACGGCCATCTCCTGAATAAAAGGAAATGCCCCCCGGAAATACACCCGGAGAGCACTCTTTTTTGACAGTCTGATGATACCAAAAGAAGATGTTTCAGAAGCACACCGGCCTCCGAAACATCCTCTTTTGGTAGCTTAATTATAACACATGAATATCTTTCAATGGAAGTCCAAAATTATTTCATTTTTCGCCACTCAGCGGTCAGTCCGCGTTCAAAATTCAGTCGTCCCACTCCAGTACAACGCCGGCGCTTTGCAGTGCCAGGTACATCTCAGCCAGATCTTCGATTGCTTTCTGGCGGTACCTTCGGAATGTGCTCTCACTCAGGCCGAGTTCCAGAATGATATCTTTCCGCTCCTTTCCCCTGATATATAATTCCTGTATGATCGTTGACAGCGGCTTGGGGAGCTGAGACACACAATAGCCCAGACGATATTGGACCCGTTCCAGCCGCTCCAAATCGGTTGAGATGTTCTCAATCTGTTCACGGTTCTGACGCGCAGCCTGATCCTCATAGTTCAAAGCGATATGATAGGTCTTGTCCGAGATATGCCCGCAGACCGGCGCACCGCCGTCTGTATTTCTGGAATAGGCCATTGCCTCCAGCATTTCCTCGGGCGTCACCTGATTTGGGCGGTACCATTCATGGCGCAGCAACGCGATTTTCTTTTCCCGAAAGGTATACCCTTCCAACAGTTTCACGATTTTGTCCTGCATTTCCTTCATAATTTCCCTCGCTTTCTCCTTTTCCTGCTTCTATCTATTGGGCTTAAAGAAGATCACACTTTTATAAGTGAAAGCAATTTGCTGAAATTATGAGCAGTCTTTCTAAAGATGTAAAAAAGGATCGAATCCGCCAAGAAAACAATAGCGCATATTTATATGGGAAATGTAATAATTTCTTCTTTATTTTTTCAACTTAACGACTGTTTCCTCCATAATTTGACACCGCTAATGCAGCGCAGCGCGAAATATACTGTTTCGCCGTAATCTGTTGCTGTCTAATATGTGGTCAAACCACAAAAAGGCCCAGTACCCCAGTTTGTATGAACTGGGGTACTGGGCCTTCATAAAAATCGCAATTCTAGAAATAGTCTTTTCTATTTTACAGAAGGGGGGATGTCCGGCGGACATCCCCTTTTTTACGTTATTTTCTCCTCATAAAAACAGGTGCCAGCATAGCTTTGTCTCCCCATATTTCAAAGCACAAGTCTTTCAGCAGCAGATCGGCTCCTGGCCGCGTTCCACCGTCTCGCCCTGAAAGCAATGCCCACAGTATTCCCAGATGCCAGGTACATCGGGGCATCGCTTGAAAGTAGCGTAGGTCGCACGCCACCGGCCGGTTTTCGGGTCCTCCCGATGACTATAGGGGCACCCCATCTGTGCGCATGCACTTGAGAGGAAGGCCGGAGGCAAACAATTTATCGCTTCGTCCACCACCGCTTCCACAACATAGTCTCCAGGCTTTGCAGTCTCATAGCGGAATGTCTCTGAGGTGAATATCTCCGCCTCAGATGGTAATTTATCCAGGCCTCCCTTATACTCCGTATTGCACCGGATATTGGTTGCTTTCTTGAAACGCTCCATAACCATTTGATCCCTCCATAAGAATACTCTATAGTCTTTCGCTAAAGTCTGATATCTCCTGAAACTCTATTGGTTGGGTTCGCACAAACTCTTTTGGAAACGCAATCTGCTCTGAATCCTGATATTTAGCCACTGTCAGCTCATTTTTGGATATATCCATAGTTGCACATAAAAGGTTCCAGCCAACCGGCTCTATTTCCTTCTCCAACATCTGAATGGCAGGCAAATATCTATGAAGCCCATCCATCGTAAACCAGAAGGAAACGTTTGCACTGCTCCCGAGGAATTTGCGTGGGAGTTTATCGAATGGGGCCAGCATTTGACGTTCGGTTTCAGCATCAAGGCCAATATCGTTCAGCCCATGCAGAAAGCCGACATTCTGCATTTCGCCCATAAAGGCGAGTTCAAAACGGTATAGCTTCATCTTTGTTCCGCCCCCCTTTAACTACACCACACGCTTTTCCGAAGTCCAGGGAAGCTCAGTCTCTACCATAAGTCTACCTCCGTGGCCATGCAGAAGCTGGCATCCGTATAGCCCTGCAATTCCGCAAGACATGTCAAAATGGTCCTGACTGCGATGGTACCGCAGCCGTCCTCCCTGACGTGCCGACTTTCCTCCTGATGCTCCAGAATATCGGAGGCGATCTGGTCCTCCATAGGGAGGATGATGCAGGTTTCCGCGATTTCGCCTTCCCGGCTCATGTGATATGTGATTGAAATATGCTTCATTATCAGTTTCCCTCCATGTAAGCGCAGGGGGCTGGCCATAATGGCCCAGCCCCCAATGCAATCTAAGCTCTTTGATTTTTAGGCTGCCTTTTGAAAGTGGATGGCATTCGCCCTCACCTGAAGCTCCTGTGAGAGCAGCTTCAGCGTAGAGAACTCCTCAGCCAGCCCATCCAACTCCCGGCGGAGGATCTCCTCATAGTGACGCTTGCGCTCCTCCAGGCCGCGCACCTTCAAAACCCAGCGTTCCATCACGGCCGGGCTCTGACAGTTGCTCTTGATGAAGTAGTCGCACCGCTCCTGATACTCGGTGATCTCCTTTTTGACCGCATTGTAGAACTCCTCAGCCATCTTGCTGCGCTGTTTTTCGTCGTCAATGATGTAAAAGCTGTTGACGACAAGAGGGGTATTGTTCCGGTTCATGCCCCCCAGAAGCCCGATGAAATCCTCGAAGATATCCACCTTCTCCATGTGACTTCTGGGAACAAAGTACAGGTGTCCGTTGATGCTCAATTTGGTGGCCTCCATTTCCCGAAGGAAGTTTGCACAGATGGTCTCGATCTGCTTGCGGTTGGCGCACCGCTGATAGAGCTCGAACAGCTCCTCCGCCTGACGGCAGCGGGCCTGCACGTCAATATCCGGGTCCATTACGATGTTGGTACAGTAGATCTGCCCATCCTTCCGGTCGCAGGTGATGTTGGCCAGCTTCTCATAGCGGTTGGTCTTCTGGTTCAGCGTCTCCTTCACCAATTCCCGTGAGAGCGCATCCGCCGTGTGCTTGTTGTCCCGGCAATAGACGAGGTAAATGTTTGTCTCGCCGGCAACCGTGACGGGCTTGCGCTCCTTGATGTCCCCGGTGGCGGAGCGGAAGGCGTCAGCCACCGAAAGCCGGGTGCCGCCGGAATAGGAGATACCCATGCTCTCGCACAGTTCGGAGAGCTGCGCCTTTTCCACCAGCAGGTTTGACAGGGAAAAGTAGAGGAACTTCCCCAGCATATTCTGGGCGTCTCCCTGGGATGCGGCCACAAAGTCGTTCATATGAAACAGGTTTCCCATAAAGCTGATTGCCCCTTTCAAAGTTGATGATTATGGTTTGTCTGTTAACGGTTATGTGTGCAAAGAGTAGTACGCGTTTTTCAGTTCTTCTTCTCTGTGCAGGATGACGCCGCCGCACAGACCCGTTCTTCCTGGCAGATACTCCCGGAAGGTGAAGCTGAACGGATCACAGTCATCGAAAAATCGAACTTCGCCTCCATTCCTCCAGTGAAAATGATCGCGCAAAAAGCGAACTAGCCTCCGGCGCAGCAACGGAACCGCCAGGACATTTTTCAAATTGTTCGGCGCGTCAAAATGTAACCAGGGGTCTGCGAGCCGACCGAAAGACAGAAACGCCCGCTCTTTCGGGCCGTCGGGGGAAATGCTGTCGTGGAGAAAGCGCATCGTTTCACAAAACGGGAGCCGTATCAGCTCTTTCCGTCCGCTTAACGTGCCGTTGTGATCGGAGAGCCATGAGAAGCAGATGTGCAGATCGTTGGTCTCTTGAACATGCCAAAGACTGGCAAAGGAGCTGAGATCGGATACCATACAGCTTTCATCGGCCAACCGTTTCAGGGCGCTGCGCAGAATTACAAAGCGATGCGGGGATTTATAGCTTCGGCTGACTGTCCGGAAGGAAATGCGGTCCTCCGACGCAGTCACCTTTACCAGAGTATTTTCGTTCAACATGGATATCCTCCTTGTATACTAAATAAAAAGTCAATAAAATCAGGTATCAGCAGGCTATGAGATGCCCGTGATACAATGGCTGTAGGACAGCAGTGGCAAGCTCTTTTCCTCCTCGTTGAGCCGCAGGGCTACTTCAAAATGAGTCCGTTCTCCTGAATCGGAAGTTAGCTCATATTTATCTCATCGCCGTGCGGCTGAGAAGATAGTCGTCCACACCCTTGTAAGCTGGGTCCCAGGTGTATTTATAATAGCGGATGCCGGGGATACGCTGTACCTCCTTCCGCATGGCGAGAACCGCGCCTCTCACGTGAGGATTGGTCATCTGGTCTGAATCCATGGCCTCCACGACCTCCCTGACCTTCAGACCCTCCAGCGTTTTCCGAAGGCCGCCGATGGCGTTGACGCCGCCAATGCACACGAAGAGCGCGTCGCTCCCCAGGAAAGACGCCACATCCCCCTTGAGCGGCCCTTCGGTCAGATAGGCCCGTTTCCGACTGGTATCCCCTGTCACATGGACCCAGGAATAGCTCCGGGTTCCGTTGGGGGCGCCCCGTGTGGATAGCCAGCGGTACTTTCGGTCCGGCTTGCCGGTGTCGTCCAGACGGATTTTGAGCCCTTGAATGAGACCGTCCCTGTCACGTACCGGGATCAAAAAACCTTTGGGACCGCTGAGCGTCCACTCTCCATAGCGGGTACGGAAGCCGGGGAGCCCCTGAAGCTCCTGTCCGTCGGAGCGGAGGAGGGCGGCGAGAAGCCGCCTCCCCTGTTCCGTTTCCGGCATGCTGCGGTATTGGTTTTGCTGGATGCGTTCCTCTGAGAGCCCCCGTTCCAGCAGGTTCTCCCTGTGCTTGTCCAGCAGTACGAGGTGCTCCAGCATTGTGGTGTAGGCGGCGTGCCGCTGCGCAAGCGCAAGTGGCTGCCGCTCTGTTTTTGGGGACGCCGGCGGATGCGGCATCGGATAGATTTTTGAGCCCTCCGCCAGCGCCCGGTACGCCTCTTTATTGCCGATCCCATGCAGCCTTGCGTACAGCGTGACACTGTTACCGCGGGCGCCGCAGAGGTTGCAGCGGTATTGGTCGGTGCTGGTGTTGAGACTTAAATGGTATTTCCCTGGCCCGTGGTCGCCGCAAAAGGGGCAGGCCGCCTCGACCTCCTCGCGCCGCAGCGTCCGGGCGTCCAGCATCAGCCCGCACCGTCTGGCCGCGTCCACGATCGGAAGTTTCTCATAGGTCATGCCCGTGTGTCAGGCGCCCCATGCGGCTCATGCCGCCTGTGCCTGAGCAGATGCCTGGATGGGCTGGAGCGGTTGGACGGAGAGGGGCGCATGGGGAACAACCCTGGCCATGATGACCTGCCCGGTAGGCTTTACGTTTGACAAATCCTCAATGGATTCCATGTCATCCGCAAATACCGGGTAATTCCGCCCGGTCAGCCGCTTCACCATCTCGGACACCTCCATGCCGGCCCGCAGCCGTTCCGAGTGGGAGAGGCACTTATAGAGGCGGCCCTTCGTACAGCCCTCCGCCTGGTAGGTAAAACGGAAGGCGTCCTTGCGCTCTCCTGTGCTTTTTACAATGTCGTAGAGGGAAATGGCCACCCGGTTCAGCTTTAGAGGGGCAAAGGTCAGTTCTGTGCGCTTGCTGATGTAGATGATTGCATCTGAGATCTTCTCCCTGAGTTCTGTGATCTGGCTTCTGGTATTTTCGATCTGGGCGTTAAACTCCGCCTCCGTCCATCCAGCCGTAGTCTGATTCGCTTCGATCTTAGCCTCCAGTTCCCGGATTTCCTCCTTGCACTCTTTCAGGCGGTCATAACCCGCCTGTGTCAGATTGCCGTATTCCAGCGCAGAGGTCAGCTCCTGGATCTGTTCCCTTAATGTTTCCAGCTGTTCCTCACCCCGGCGGTCCTCCTCCAGTTCCCGGCGCTGACTCCGTAGGCGTTCCAGTTCCTCCGACCAGGCCCTCAGATCATCCTGCTTGAACTGCACAAAGGTTTCCGCTGCCTGCTGGTCCAGCGCTTTCAGCTCTGCGAATTGAGCCTGCTGCTCTTTGCCCTGTGCAATGAGCGCCTGGACAAATTTCTCTGTCTCAGCGCGGACCTCTTCCAGCGCCGCCTCCGTGATGGGGCGATGGCAGGTAGGGCAGCATACGCCGGGTGCAAAGGACTGGAAGTTGTGCAGCTCCTGCTTATATCGCCGTCCCAACTCACTGACACGGGCCGAGATATCAGCCAAAGGCTGCAAAAATTTTGACTGGTAGGACTCCGCTTGCCGGGCGGCAACTTTTTGGGTCAACTCTGAAATCTGCCCGTCGATCTCGGAAAAACGCTCCGCGCTCCGAAGGTCGCGGGATGTTTCGTCGTATTGTCGGCTCAGCTCCACAAGCTGTCGTTCCATCTCCTTCGGTTCCAGACCGGAAAAGCGTTTCTGCTCTAAATGACCGGCCTCCTCCTGGAGAGACTGGAGCTGTTCATTCAGGGAAGCCGACACCTTGCTGGACTCCCGACCCTGAAGGCAGGTGAGATCCTTCTGCCCGGTGAGATAGATGATCTGTTCCTCCAGCTCACGGATCTGTTCCCGCTTGCTCTTGAGATAGACCTCCGGGGACAGGATCTCCTCGTCCTTCAGACTCTCCTGTACGTGTTCGGAGAGCTGTGAGAGAACCGTCTCATGGGGGATCACCGGCAGATACCGCTCCAGAAGGTTTTTCCCATCGTCCTCCAATACCTCGATAAAATAGAGCGGGTTAAAAATAGAGAGGAACACATCGCGTTCCCCGAACATGTCCGTAAGGTCGGTCTGTCGGATGTCATAGCCGTCATAGGTGATGACCATGCGGCTGTTTTTCCGGAGACGGTACAGCTCATGCGCCGCGCCGTCCTGGTCCACAAACCGCAGCCGGACCGACAGTTCCATCTGCTGTTTCATGGCGTCATTGTAAAGCCGGTCGATGCCGCGCTCCCCGAAAAAGGGAAGGCCGGTGACCGCGAAGGCGACCGCGTCGGCAAGGGTGGATTTGCCCTGGCCATTTCCACCGGTGATGACCGTCGGATTGCCGAAAACAAAGGTGGCCGGCTCCAGGTAGTTCTTAAATCCGGCGAGTGTCAGCTCCGTAATGTAGAATTGCTCTATTTTTTTCACAGTGCGTCTCCCTTCCAAAATTTTCTCAAATATTTATCACAGATTCCTACGCCGCCTGGGGGGCTGTTGCGATCCGGTAGTCCTCCAGCACATAGAACACAACGGTGTCCTGCCGGCGGACGGACAGACGCACGCCAGTCAGCAGCGTTCCCACAGTCAGGGCGTGATGCTCGCCGGGGGCGAAGGCGTCCACCTGTTTCCCGTCGGCTGCCTCCAGGCGCACCAGCGTGTTGACCGTATTCATCCCCTTCTGTACCTTGGACGCCGCCACCCGGTACTCATACGTGTTTTGAGAGGGCGCGGACGATGCTGTGCGGGAGCGACTTCCTGCGGCAGAGCTGACCTGCGCCTGTTCAGCCTTGGCCGTGCTGCCCTTTGGGGCCGCAGATGGTGCGGCCGGCTGCGTGGAACAGGCCGCGCCCGGCTTCTGCTCCGGGACCGGGGCGCTTTGGACAGAGCCCGGTGCGTCCGG